AGATACCGGATAACTCACGTTATAGAGTTAAAGTCTCAAGAGCCATCGCTCAGAGCCACTACACTTCGCGTTCCCAGAACACGCAGAGTTCCCGAAGATGATTCGGGCACTGCTGCGTGGCGCTGGGTTAGGGGCACTCGTGTCGGCGACAGAAGAGAAGTACGAGAGTAAACAGAGCAGGCCGGAAAACCTGCGTACTGATTCTCGTTACGAACCTGATGTTGTTGGCCCGGATGCATCCGTGTCGATGGAAGTGACGGTTGGAAGGGGGAGGCGGCCGGGGCTGGCATTGCAAGGACACTACTGGATGAACGGCCTTTTGCGGCCCGTGGAGAGAGTGTGCTTTGCCGGCAGGAAGTTGATGCCTTTGGACGAGTCTCGCCACTGTGAATGTTCGATTCGACGTGAAGCAGCACCCTGTGCTGAGGAGTTGGCGAAAGCTGGCCTGTTCCATGCAGGTCCGGCTACGCCATACTTGATTCCTCAGATGACAGAGGGCTGTGTACACAACGAGGAGATAGCAGTGAGAAACCGGGCCACATACGAGACCCCGAAGGTGGATATGGAAATTTTTCAGGAGTTTAGGGACTGGGTAATGGACCACAAGGCCTTTCTTTTCGGAAACCAGCAGCGACAAGCCGTGGAAGCCACTTTTGACGAGTGGGTCCATCAGATCAAGGATCCGGCCAAGCAGCGGTTGATGAGGGAGGGGCGGCACCAAGAAGACACTGGGGAGCACGTCGAACCTTTTGAGGAAATCAAGGCTTTCACAAAGCTGGAGAAACTTCTCAAGGACGACGAGTTTGACCCAAGGCTGATACAGGGACGGTCCGCTCGGTACACTGCTACCGTCGGGCCGATGCTCTGGACAGCCGGTAAGATCATTGGTGATGTGTGGGGACCTAACTGGTCGGACAAGACGTGCGAGTACACTGGCGACCCAGGCTACCGTTGCCCTCAGTTGTTTTATGCGACTGGAGGCACTCGGGAGCATTATGGGCAGTGGTTCGACGTGTCTTGTGACGAGCTCGCGGACGAGTATGCAGAAGTTGGCGACGAACTTGTCGTGCTTGAGAACGACTTTAGTCGTTTTGATAGCACAATTGGCGTCGAAATGCTGCGACTTGAACGTGATGTCTACAAGTGGATGTTCAACATCCGACCAAAGGTCATGCGTGCCCTTCGCTCGCAGGATCGGACCAAGGGACGCACCAAGACCGGCGTGAAATATGGCTGTGATGGGGGAAGGCACTCAGGTGACGCCAACACTAGTGTTGGCAACACGATCCTGAATGCAATCGCCTCATTGTGGATCATATGCCGCGTGCTTGGATGCGAGCCCGATAAGGCTCCGATGCGAGGGATCTACGGCGGGGACGATTCGTACGTGCTCATGCCGAAGTCGGTTGCCACCCTTGTTGCCAAGGAAGCGGAGACGCTTTACAAGGCCTTGGGATGGCGCCCCAAAACCAAACTGCTGAGCACTGCCAAGGCCGAGTTTTACTCGGCAACTTTTGTCCCCACTGACGAAGGCACAGTTTTGTTGCCCAAGCCAGGTCGTGTGTTGGCCAAGGCCTTCTACACGATGCACGACTATTCGGATGACAAGAGGCGTGGGTGGACGCGCGTCATTGCGGAGACTCTGTGCACAGAAATGTCGGTTTTCAGCTGGATGAAGGTAATCCTAAATCACACCACCCAGAGGCTGGCGGATGTTACGCGCTACCGCAAAGCGGAGCAATACGCTGACTTCCACAAGCTACATTCTGAGGGTGCGCACCATGCGTGCGAGGATACTGAATTATACTTAGCTGCCCGATATGAAATTACACCTGCCGAAATTTTGGACTTTACCCGGTGGTTTTCGGT